TGTGAAGGAAACGAAGGGCCTCCAACCGCAAAACACATATTCTGTGCACACATAAGAACAAATGCCGTAAACATCACATTTTCAAAACGTCCCTTTAAATGTACCACGACGGACTAAACCGCCACCTTTATACTTGACCATACCACCTTTAGCTTTTCCTTGCGACTGCTTTATCGCTTCTTCTGTTGGCGCACCTTTTTCACCTTTTTGACGCATACGCTCTCCACTGCCTGCAGCTATACGCTTGCGTTTATTGTGGATGTTTTCCCAAAGACCTGGTTTTCCCATTTCATTCTCCTTCTGTGGAGACTTTGATACTTGGAGAGACATCTGTCCACGACTGATCATTATATCCCGCTTTCTGCGTCTTACTTACTAAGAACTTTAACATCTCATAGTTTTGAACCACCATTCGATTAGTGTTTTTTATCTCAGACTCCATAACGGCTGTTCTAGAGTTCAAGTCTATCAACGTACTAGAAGTCCACGAAGTCCACTCCTTTACAAGGAATCCTACGAAAGCAAAGACTGCTGCAACAATTAAACCTGTGATGACTTTATAATCCATAATTCTACCACATTTTGCATGACCAGTATTTGGCCTTTAGTTTATCCAAGGTACCCTTGTCACAACCGTGCCGCGCACGGAAAGACTTACGGCGTTCAGGGTTTGACTTCTTAATGGTCATATTAGCGTCCCCGAATCTGACGATCTTTTCTTTACCCTTGTCACATGCCTTTACAACAAACTTCTTGCCGCCAGACTTCTGACGCTTGGGCTTGTTACATTTCATCTTGGACTTGTCGATCTTAGCCATCACAAGCTCCCTTGTTCTTTAATCAAAAGGCCATCACCAAAAATACCAATATCAGCACTTTGACTGGACATCTTGGCTTGGAATTCAATGGTCGATTTTTCTGAAACCTTAAAGGGAAGCGTTCGTGCGATATCCATTCGAGTCACAAAGCTAGTTTGTGCCACATCAAAAACCCGCCCGTCAGAAAACGTAACTTGGTTTCTAAATGTCATGATCTTAGTGTCGTTGTTCGCCGTTGCTGTAAATGCATCAATACGTCCAAGATAGAACGAGTAACCCGCAGGTACTGTAAACACCGCAGCCTGATTTCTACCGCGACCTGCAATGATCTTTGCATAAACTACAGAGTTAAACTCTGCCGTGATGTCTCCAACAGCGTTACCTACTACCATAAGTAAATCATTTATACGAAAAAAGTTTTGTTGTGTTTGCGCACCCGCAGTTCCATTTAAAGCAACTACTTCACGTATTTCGTTGTAGTCGCCGTCAACACCCACGATTAAAACTTGCGGTCCTTCCGCGTCATCCTCGCTAGTGCTTATTATATCTAGCTTTTGTTCAGCAGACAAAAATGGCAATGCCGTGCTGTTCTCCCAAGGTGTACGGAATGTTGTACCGATTGAAGGATTTGTTCCAAACAAGTTCCTAATAGAATGGCCCGGAATCTGCCCCCGGGCCACCTGTAGCTCAAATGGCTCAGATGTTCCTACCTGAGTTATGGAACGTATATCGTGAACCATGACGACCCCTTACGATTAACCAAAGAATCCTGTTAGAGAGATGCAGTTAGTTAATGTGACATGGCATTCATCATTAAAGATGATACCATGGTCAGGGATAGTTACTTGAATGTTGTCCGATACAGTAAAAGACATATCAAGTAGCGTATCGCCGCTGCTTCCGTTTTTAAAAACAACTTGCGGAGATCCTGTTCCCGCAGTGACAACCGCAAAAGACTTTAGTCTGGTGCGGCCTCCCTGCAACGTACCTGTAGCCGTAGTTGTTTTTGCTATGATCGCCGCTGCCATTGTTAATCATCCTTCTTTTTACGAGGACGCTTAACAACCTTCTTAACAGTTTCCCACGCTTCATTTACGTCGGGAGTACTGGGATCATCTGCTTTGAGCGTACCATCTGAGTTTCTAGCGCGTTTCTTCTCGGTTTTTACTCCGATTCCACGACGCGCTAATTCTTCTTCGCTAGGAGGTTTAAACCTACTCATGGGTTATCCTCCTTATGCCGCTGAGATTGTTGCGCCTGTGTCTGAACGCTTCCAGTCTGTCCCGTCTGAGAACGCAAGAATAGCAGAGCCTGCCGCGCCGTTAGAAACATAAACGATTGTTCCGGCTCCTGCGTCTGACGCAGATGGAGCATTTGCAACCGTATAGGTAGGAACTTTGATGTCGCCAATAAATCCATTAGTAGAGTCTACTGGGCCTGAAAAATGTGTAGTAGCCATGTTTTTCTCCTCTCGTGTCCGAGGTCAACTCCCACAGCTTGCTAAACTATGGGATATATGAGTTAAAGTTTAACACTTTTTATGATACACTAAAAATATCGTGTAGCCAACACAGGATTCTCTTGTGCCCTATAAGGACAAGGAGAAACAAAAGGAGTATAACAAAAAGTACGGGGCGGAATGGTATCACCGCAACCGTGAGAAAACTCTTGCCCGATCCCGCGCAAACAGACGACGAAAAAGAGAAGAATGGAAAAAGTTTAAGGCTAGTTTATCCTGTACTTTTTGCGGGTTTCAACACGAAGCCGTTATAGAATTTCATCACCCAGAAGGATCAGAATCATACGACGGAAAAGTACATAATTTTGTACAAGCAGGCCAATGGAAAAGAGCGTATAAAGAAGTAGAAAAATGTATCCCATTGTGTTGTAATTGCCATCGCATTTTACACTACAGGGAAAGATTAGGAGAAAGTTATGATGTTGACTAAAGAACAAATTGAAGCTTGGGATCACTTTAAAATAGCTGATAAAATTTGCAATCGAGCCAAGCGTGGATTACCGCAAGATAGATGGATGCGAGGTGATACAGAGATGTACGCAATGGTAAAAGCATACATGGACATCTGCCAAGTAGTTCAAAACATGCACAATGATATTGTGCAAAGGGGTCTTGATTCTATGTCTATTGGCGAAGAAAAAAAGGGGGCCGAAGCCCCCTAGTTCAGGGAGGGTAACCTCCTTATGCGCCAGGTGAGCCGAACACACAGCGTGGGTCAGAGAACCCGAAGCTGTAACGTTCACGCGCCTTGAAGCGCATATTACCTGTGTCAAAGTCTGCTTCCATGTTTGTAGACAATGGAGCACGCTCAAAATGGATCATACCACGAGGAGCATCCGTCATAACGAAGAACGCATCTGGGTCGGTCAAGAAGTCGTTGACCGCATAACCTTGTGGCAACATACCCATTGAACGAAGTGCGTTTGTGTCGTTATCCGCTGTTCCTACACGTAGGTTAGAAACCATCAAACGCTCTGCAACGAATTGCAATTGGCGTGGGATGATTAGCTTAGTACCACGTAGAGCAACTTTTAGACCACGCTCATCAACAAAGCCTGCGATGTTGATCAAAGCATCTTCAAGAGATGTTTCGTTCAAATCTGCCGCTACTGTTGGTTCGTTAGCAAACGTGCCACCTGATGTTAGTGGGTGAGACGCGTCACATAGAGCTACGCCATCGCCGCCTGCGTGTACGCCTGCAGAGAACGCGTTGTTAAGAACCGCTGCGGCCTTAACTTGCTTTGTGTGTGCCATAGAACGAGCCAACGCACGAGTGTAACGTGAGCCAAGACGATCATACAGGTTGTCTTCGACTGCTTCCTCTGTTATAGAGAATGCCAACGCCACTGTTTCGTGGTTGTAACGAGCGGTATACGCTTCGTTTGCGTCGTCAAAGTTAATTGCAGAACCTTCCGATTTGGTTGGTGCCGCACCGAACCCTGATAACATCACCTCCTCCTCGAATGCTCGATCAGAAGATTCTGTTGTATAGATCTCGGAGTGTTGGTTTTCATACCGTGAGTATTCCATACCAAACAATGCGTTGAGACCGGGTTCCAACTCTTTCGCTAGTTGTGCGCGAGAGATAGCCATTAGTTAGTCTCCTTATACGCCAGTAGTCGATGGAGTACCTGCCGCAATGCCGCCGTTAGCGGAATTGAAGTGGTTATTCAATCGAACGATTAGTGGAATACCCGCTGCAGTAAAATCGCTGTTCTCTGCATCATCTTGAATACCGATGATACGAAGTTGCAATGCCGCAGTGGTAGCGATTGTGCTAACACCCAACTTCGCTGTTGAGATACCTGTTGCGGCTGTGCCGCCAGTAGCTGTAGCAAAGTTTGCGTTTGCGAACACATGACCACGAGCAGTTGCTTCACTTGTCAACGAAGCATCTGATGCGATCACAAATGTTTGCATTGGGTTGTCATACACGTAAGCTTTGACGGGATAGTTAGAATCCGCGCCAGAACCGGGCCAATAGTTTGACCATACTGTTTCACCAGTGGTGGAAGAAACGTATTCACACCCCCAGAAAACACCTAGTAGACCTACAGTTCCACCTGCAGCCGCGCCAACAATGTCAATAAAACCAGTTGAGAGCGGAATTACAGGAGAGCCTTGGTAAATCGCGTTAGTGTTTCCAGAAGCAATACGATATTCAGTTGCACCAGTGGTGTTTGTAGCCTGACCGACTACACCAATCGGACGAAGTCCGAATGCACCGTTAGTGTTTGCCATCGTAGCAATCCTTTATTTTATTCGGAGTCGCGTTCACGACCTCCAAAAGTTACACGACTACGCCTATCATTATGTATAGGCATTGAAGGATGTAGTTCCTTCATCAAGTCCTGATCCACAGCGGTCATCTGTTCTTGGGTACGGCCCCCGTAATACGCGTTTCTTTCAGCGGCTGTTTCTTCAGGTATACGGCACAGCATTAAGCCACCCTGACCTATGACACCCTGATATTTGCCATCATCGATGACAGGAGCTTCATAGTCTGGATACTCATCTGCTCGGACGGGTTCCCATCCTTCACGCAACTTGGCATGGACGTTCATTTTGTCCTCCTCGCCACGCATAGCAACTCGAATCCAACGATGCACATAACCCTCTGGGGCTTCTGGTGCTTCTAGGTGACTGGGCGGTGCCCAAGGTTTTCTACGCATATCTTTTTCACGGGATGCGTGTTTCCGTGGTGATCGATCAGCCATTTCTTACTCCTTCACATATTGTGCATACGTTTCAAGCGGTACTCCTAGCCTGTTGGCTATGTCTACAGCCGAAGGTGTCAGTTTGACCGACCTGCGCCCCTGTTTATTTGCTCGGGATGCTGAAGAACTTGCAGAAGCGACCTGTCCTCCCCCGGATTTTTTAGCCTTTGGAAACTTGTGAGGAAACTCACTTTGAATCCGGCTATCTAGTTCACTATAATACTCATCGCTGTTTGGGTCAAATGCTTCTTCGACCAAGCTGTTGTGTATAGCAAACGCAGCGGCGGTCATAACACTGTTTTCACCAAACCACTCATTCTTTTCTGCCCAAGATTGTGCTCTAGGATCCACTTTTTTAGGAGCCTGTTGCTGATACTGTTGGGCAGGAGCCTGTTGTTGTGGCTCTTGTTGTTGGACCTGAACACGAGCGTTTTCATTTTTACGCTTTGCGTTTTGGTACTTTTGTTTTTCATTAACTATAACCGCAAGCTGC